CAACACGCTCTGGCTGCTGCAACGTCAACGTCATCACGTCATCATTGGTCCAGGCATCCCAGTGGGCAGCAAGCAGGACGGCCTCCAGGGCCGTTTTGCCCAGGGCCATGGCCGCCATGGCAAAGTCCCGTCCCGAACCGACGGCATGAAACCGCTCCTGAATCGGCATCGGGATGAGTTGCTCTTCCAGCCGTAGGCATGCCCCATCCGGGGTAATGAGGATCGCCGCAAACTGCTCCAGTTTCGGCTTCTCGCCCGCCGTCTCCAGCCACTCGCGCACGGCCAGTACCTGCTCCTGGTAGCCCGAGCCGCCATAGAGCCTTCCATCCTGGAGGCGATAGAGTTTCACGCCGGCCGTCTTTAGATTGCCGGCCACCACGAGGGTATCCCCGGCAAGCGTCGTACCATCCCAGGCAATCGTGGTCATGCCGCCACCCCGTTTGTACTGCTATTGCTAGGGGCAGGGGTCGTGCCATTGCTCGTGCCGTTCGGCGTCACCAGGCGCGCCATGGCCGGCATTTGCGCTTCAATGCGGGCCATCTCTTCCTCCCAGTCCACGCCCGGCTCGGCCATCTCGCCCTGTTGCATGTTCCAGTAGAATGTTTCCTGGCTGATATGCCCACTCTGCACGCCCGCCAATAGGGCCGTCAACATCTGCGGCTCCAGCTTGACGGCGACAAAGTTGGTGGGCAAACTGCACCGGATGCGCGCATCCTCAGCCGTCTGCGCCGCGCCAAACCAGAAGGCATGCATGCGTAGCAACCGGGTCAGCCCCGCACTGAGCGCCTGCGCGAGCGCGGCAATCACACTCGTATCCCCGGCTTGCCGCATGCGGAAGGCGCCGAGTGTCTCATTCGTTTCGGGCTGGCCCTCCAGCAGACGTGCGCCCAGGCTGGCCATTTCCGCTTTGTCATCCAGCATGGCTTGGCGCAGCGGCTCCAGCCCGTGCCCCTGAAACTCCAGCATGCCAATCTTGGCATCCGGTTCTTTCAGGAAAATGGCCATATCACTGCCTAACACCAGCTCGGCCAGCGGCTCCCCATTCGGCCCAATGTCCAGACTGGGGTCATGGCCGGTCACCCAGGGCGTGGGGCTGGCCGTCAAGTGCAGGGACCATTCATAGTCCGCGCTATGGCGCCAGTAAGACAGGTTCGTGTCAGCCAGGTCGTTGATGGGGGAGAGTTCGACCTGCGGCTCCAGGTCATTCACGCCAAAAAACACAAACGGCAGGAAGGTGAGTGGGCCGCCCTGCCGCTGCGGGACGACCTGCGTGACCTGCTGGCGTGTGCCTGCACTGGTCACCAGCTCAACCGTTTGTGTATAGATACCGTCTATCAGTTGTAGCGTGCGGATCGTTTCGAGTGGCTCCTGGGTATGCCCATCGGCGCCGAGCACATAATCACACTCGACCAGCTCCACATGGATGAGTTGCCGCCGTCCGTCGACAATGCCGACCGTCCAGTTCGTAATCTGCTCCGCCGGGTAGCCCGCCCAAAAGGGGCGTTGACCCACGCTATCCATGTCCACCAGCACGCCGTAGCGGCCCATCAGCAGCGTTTCCCGAAAGATGAGGCGGGCCAAGGATTGCAGGGAGACCCCCGTTGAGGTCAACGTTTCGAGCTGCGCTTCCACTTTCGGCGGTGCCGCCACACTGAGCGGTTGCCGGAAGGCCAGCCCTTCAAACGCCTGTACCGTGCGCCGGGTCGCCCCAAACCATTTGGGGCGCGTCAAATACCCCTGATACCGCTCATCATCCATGTTGGTGGGCTGCGGCAGATAGCGCGTGGTGCCCCGCAAGAGTGCTTCCCGGCCCGCGTACACATCCCGCAGCTTGCGCCACGTGGGCGCCATCAGGGTATAGTCGGGGTGGGGAAAGTGCGGAGCAACAGCCATGGGCTTAGTCCTGCCTCTGACCGTTCATCATGGCCCGTTGGTGCGCGTCCGCCAGCATCCGGGCATGCTCGGCCATCGTGGCCGGGCTGGCTGTGGTCGGGCCCATCGGCATAGGCATCGCCATCGCCGGCAGGGAGACACGGACAGGCATAGCAGTCTGGGTTGTCGTCGCCATGGCGTTACCCTTTCTTGGCTTTCTTGAGGCCGCGCTTCGCCAGGCGTTTGCGGCCAGCCGCCGAGGCGTTCTTCACAATCGTGGTGGCAATGGCAAAAGCTTTGCCGGGGGAATCGCCCTGCGATTTCAACGAATCTGCAGCCTTGTTGCGGGCCTTGCGGGCCGTGGTGCCCACTTTCATCGAGACCTTCTTGCGTGCCATGGGCGTCTCCCACACACAAAAAAAGCCCCATCGCTGGGCAATCCAGCAATGAGGCTCGGGGTGTCCGGTGGCCTGGGCTCACTTCACGAGAAGTGGCAATCTGAGAGAAGAGACAACTAGCCTACCTAAGTGTGGGCGTCTGGAACATTTTTGTCAAGGCACTGTTGGCGGACCTGATGCACAACCCACAAATGGAAGATCGCCAAACTTTCCTACAAATTCATTCTGCGCTCGCTCTGTACGCTTCTTTCTCTTGAAGCATCCACAAGATCGTGTTCCTCCATCACGCATTTCCGTCGCAGAGACTGTGTGTTCTCTCCCGCATTTGCACACACAGAGCCATACAGCTTGTCGATGTTTATTAGTACCAGTTATCCTTAGCGTAAAGAGATCGCCATACCATCTATGCTTTGTAAGAGGTTTAATGCACAGAGCACAGCCTCTACTGTCACCATCGCGCAAAGTACAACCAAGCACTTCTTTTATCTTTCCACAGAGACACACACAATGCCAATACCGTTGACGCCCAAGGCGATTAGAAAGACCAAGGACTAACCATTTCCCTATTTGGAATCCTGTCAGATCTTTGAGTTTTGTTCCTCTGCCTTGGTAATCACACCCGCAACTTGTCGCCCGCCCGTCCACCAGCGCCGCCTCATGGATCTCCGCCTGCATATTACAGGCGCACTGGCAGACCCAGAATTGTCCATGCTTCGTCTTCTTCCCCTTCCCCAAGACTAGGTACTGGCCAAACGACTGGAAGCGGAGATCGAGTACACTAGGCGTCTTTAGTGTTCGTGCCATCCCTCGCGCCCTTCTCCCTGCACCACAGGTGCACGTCTTTGCTCATCACATTGTCCCGCTTTCAACGTCAGCAGCACCTCCGCCTTCCCGATCACGCCCCCGTGCTTATACAGCGTCACGACACAACTGGAATACTGCGCTTGCACCTGGCAGAGCTGCTGCCAGAGATCGGGAGCGATGGGGAGGCTCATACCCGAAACTTCCGGGTCTGCATGGGGCTGCCAGCAGCAAGCAGCAACTCGGTCAGCGTCCAGACTAGTGCATCTAATCGGTTCGGGCTCGCATGCCCCGCGTCTGGCACCCAGCTCACCATTTCCCCTTCCAGATTCGGAAACGTGCCCACATGCCACACTTTATGCTGTGTATAGAGCACGCTTACCGGCTCCGCTCGTGCATATTTGCCATGACTTGCCCAGACCGTCTTGACGTTGACGGTCGCATCCACATGGCGAATCGTCATTGCGACCATCTCGCCGCCGTGATTCCGCTCAGGAACCAACGCATGGGCATGATATTTGTGATACCCTGCCACACCTTGCTGCGCCCAGGTTTCGGGATCGCCCGACACGGAGAGATCATCGAGAATCAAGGCCCGGCCATCCGCCGTCCGCCCACCGACAACAATCCCGGCATCATGGCCCGGATCAATCCCGACCACTACACGGACAAAGTCCGGCAACGGCCCCACCCAGCGATGTGCGTCAATGAGTTGCTGGGTCCAGAGCGCGCCAGGAATCGCCTCAATGTCCTCAGCAAGAATCTCTTGCTTATAGGCCAGCGCCGTCATGTCCTGACTAATCTCAGATAGCCCTTCCTGGGACAAGTGCGGGTTATCATGACTCGTAAAAGTCCAGGCTTCCCAGCGGCCCGTCTCATCTTGTCGAGCAGCCGTATACATCTTCGCAGCATGCCTGGGATCATGGGCCTTACTAATCCCTGCGGTACGAAAAGAAGGCGGAGTATAACAAAAGATGGCATCGCCGTTGGTGTCCAGCATCATCGGTGCCCCGACAATCCCCCAGGCATCTTCATTCATGAGTTGGAACTCGTCGAGAATCAGCGTTGAGGCATAATCCCCGCGCAAGGTGTCGGCATTAAAGGCGGTCTTGGCTTTGATGCGCTGTTCGGTCCATGGAAGTTCTATCGTATGATCGGTCTCATTTTTCTTGAAGACTCCAGCGGCAATGGGTTCATACAGGGCCGTCGTGACTTCTTTCCAAAAGCGGTTGACCTGCTCCGCGGTCGGCACCGCATACAGGATGCGCTCACCTGCCAGAAACCGTTGCACGGCGAGGATGGCCAGGCCGGTGGTTTTTCCCGAGCGTCTCCCGGCTCTAATTATCTTACGCTTTTTCGGACTATTGATAAAGTCGGCTTGCCGAGGATGGGGACGCTTGAGACGGATGGTGCACTCGCGAGGAGAGACGACGTTAGGCATGGGGCTCAGGCTCCCGCTCATACACGACTTTCAATACCATCGGCCCCCCATCCTGCCCGGTATGCTCATAGCGTTCGCGGTACTTGGCCGGCATGGCGCCTTTGAGGAGGAAGATGAGGAGGGTATCGCTATGTTCAACCTCTTCAGCAATCAACGTATCTTTGTAGAATTTTTGGCGTACGACGCCGTCTCGTGCGCGTCTGATCGCTTCCTCTTCGAGTAATTCCCCCACCATCTGTTGGGCTTCCTGCCAGGCTTCTACATAGTCAGGATCAACTTTCTTCCAGTAGTAATGGAGCCGTAAGTCTATCTGGGCAGCCTGGGCAGCATGGGAGATACGACCACAGGACACATACGCGGCAAGCAATGCGCGTTTTTGTGGATAGGTAATTTTAGGAAAGAGCGCAGTCGCAGCCGGTTGTGCCATACCTCCCTACTCTCACCCCACCATCACGCCCGCCGGCACCAGCGTCAGCCACGCCATAGGCGCTTCTCCTCCTACCAGCCATGTCCGTTTCTGTAATGGTACACACGTTTGTGTTGCATAGCAAGACGCCCAGTCACCTATTCGTCTGCCACCAGACAGCCATGGCAGGGAGCGGCTTATGAAGAATGCTCTATTGCCGCACGCAAATGCTCTGCAGCGTCACGATAGGCGTGCAACGCGACTGGG